TAATGCAGCCCGTGGTGGTCGTAGACACTGGGGTACGTTGGAAGAGTTTGCGTTAATGGACGGAGATGAAGTAAATGAAATCATCATTCCGTTGATGAACGTAGACCGTAGAACTGTAGCCGGTATATTAAACGAAACCGAACCACACGCGCAACAAACAATGATTACTACTGCGGGATATCGTGGAACTTACGCACACGACAGAACGCTAGAAACATTAGTAGACATGGCTATTAATCCAGACAAATCATTTTGCTTTGGGGGAGATTTTAGAATACCTGTAATGCATGGGTTATTATCTCCAGATAAAGTTCAAGACAAATTACAAAACTCTTCATATAAACTTGAATCATTCTTGCGTGAATATATGTCAGTATGGTCTGGAGGAAGTGAGGATAGTTACTATTCTTATGAGTTAATTTCTCAATGTAGAAAATTAGTAAGACCAGAGTTTAAGCATGAAGCCGGATTTAAAGATGGCTTCTATGTAATGGCAATAGACGTTGCGAGATTTGAAGGCGACCAAACTGTAGCGATGATTTTCAAAGTGTATACTACTGGAGAGCGTTATAAGATTCACTTAGTAAATATTAAACTAATGAACAGTACGCACTATAGAGACCAATCTATTTATATTAAACAAATGGATGCGCTATTTGATTTCAAAGCAATAGTACTCGATATCAATGGTACCGGTGCTGGATTAGCCGACTATCTAATAGATGAACAACATGCTGCAGATGGTGAATATTATCAACCATACAGTTTTTTAAACAAAAATAAGTATTCTAACACAGAAAAACGCTTTTCTTTAAGAAAATTGTACGGAATTGAAGCAAATCGTCAATTAAATAGTCAATGTTTCGTCAATGCACATATGATTTTGAGTTTAAAACGTGTTTCCTTACTACTTAATGAACGACAGGCACGTAGATATTTTGGTCAATATAAGAATTGGAATAAACTTGACCCTGTTAAACAGGCAAATAAACTAATTCCTTATGCACAGACTACTAAACTACAAGACCAGTTGGCTAATCTTAAAGCAGGGCTAGATACGAACAGCACGATAGTATTACAGCGTATTAATGGCCACATGCGTAAAGACTTAGTATCAGCATTCGTTTATGGACTTTACTATATCAATGAGGTTGAAGAAACTGATAAGCGCAACCGAAACCGCGATTTTAGTAAAAGCCAATTTAGTTTTTTAAATTAGGAGGTGACATATCGTGGAAGAGAAGAAAGAAAGTTTATATACGAAGTCACAGATGAACGAGTTTAGAAAATCTATAGCCCAAATGGGAACTACGGTTCCCAATGGGAATGTCATTCTTGATCCTGCCAAATTACGTAGAGAACCAAGATTAGATTTAGAAGCTATTGTAAAAACTCCTCATAATGATAAGAATGCATGGAGATATTATTCACGCATCTTCTACGGCGATTCTTTGTACCGTAGAATGCTTAAATACTTATCGACAATGTTATTCAATCATTATATGATTTCGCCTGTTATAAACGATAAAAAACCTAATAAAAAGAAGCTTATGAATGACTACAACGCTGCGTTACGTACTTTGGATGAAGACATGAACGTAGAGAAGTTTACTTCTAAGGTATTATTAGAATTACTATTAGAAGGAGAAACATTCTATTACTTAGAAGAATATAAGAAAGGAGCTTCTGTTTATTTTAAACCTATCAAACTACCTGCAGACTATTGTAGAATCATTGGTACGGCAGGAACACCAGCCATTAATATATATGCAGTTGATTTAACATTCATTGATACAGTGATGGCTGAATTAATCTCTAAAAACATATTGACACAAGAAGAGATATTGAAACAATATCCAAAAGAATTAAGAAACGCTTATCTACAATACAAACACAAGAAAGGTAATCAATGGTTTGTAGTACCTGCTAATAATGGTATAGCATTTGCTACAGAAGACGGAAAACCACCATTTGCTTATTTGGTTAAAACATTAGCACGTATTGATATGTTAGAACCAATGAGAGATGATTATGTATCTACTAACTTAACTAAGTTATTAGTTCAAATCATTGACATAGACAAAGAAGGAAATCCAGAAGTTGATTTAGAGATGGCTGCTGAGTTCCATAAGAACTTAAGAGAAATCGCATCTCGTAGAAATAACGTTGATGCCTTAACAACATTAGCAAAAGAAGTTAATGTATTATCATTAGGAGAAACTGGTGATGCAGCGAAGAATTATGAATTCCTTCAAACTTATTACGACCAATTTTTTGACGATGCGGGGATCTCCGCTGAGTTATTCAATGCCACTACTGCCGGTACTTTGGAATATGCTGAAGCTAAAGACGAAGCGTTTATGAACGATTTACGTGGGCAAATAGAAACATGGTTTAACTATTTCTTAAACACAATTTGTACTAAGAAAATAATGAAAAACACGAAATTTGTATTTTCTTATTTACAGACATCCTATAAGAATAGAGAGAAAATGATAGATAGCTATTTGAAAGGCGCTCAATACGGATTTTCTAAGTTGGCACCACAAATTGCTATGGGAGTTAAACAACGCTACATTGAATCTCTTGTTTATTTTGAGAATGACGTTTTAGATCTTGAGATGAAACTTGTTCCCCTACAAAGTTCACATACAACCAGTGGTAAACCCGATAGTAAAGCTGCTGGAGTTGCACCTACTTCTAAAGACAGCGATGTAAAGAAAGAGGCGCAAGGAAGACCTAGCGTAGATTCTGGAGATAAGAAAGACTCAACTATAGCGAAGGACGCGAGTAAATAGGAGGGAGCTACAATGAACGAATTACGCAAGTACGCTACCTTTTCAGTTGACTTAATGGGAAATCCCATGAGAGTCAATAGTATGTTTTCATTAGGAAGAGCACGTATCTTCTATATGGGTCCTAATCCTAACCGTTCTATTATTGAAGGCGAAGTCGCTTACAAGTTAGCGGCTACCATACCAGGTACTCCAATTATCGGGTTGTATAATTACGACACAGAAGATTTTGAAGGACATGGTGAAGGACAATCTGCTTTTGGGTTTGTTCCTTTAGAGCCTAATCCAACATGGGTTAAAATAGATGAAAACGGTAAAGAACGCGAGTATCTTGAAGTTGACGTAGTCGTTTGGGACGGACGTTTTGAAGAAGCAAAAAACATTCTAAGTGAACACAAGTCACTATCTATGGAATTAAATCCTGCTACTTTAAAAGGTACAATCACAAGGATGGGAGAACATACCTATTACAAAATATCTAACGCAGAGTTCGCTGGTATCACTGTTTTAGGTGATGAAGTTGAACCTTGTTTTAGAGATGCTGGATTCTTAACAGCATACAGTAATATGGTAAGTGCCTATGCTAGTTATATGGCAAACATACAAGAAAATGAAGAAGGAGGTATAAGTCAAATGGAAAACATTGATGAAGTTAAGGTTGAAGTTGTAGAACCAGAAGTAGATACTATTGAAACTGAAACTGAAGTAGTGGAAGAAGTAGTTGAAGCAGAAGAAACTGCTACTGAAGAAGAAGTAGTTGAAGAAACTGTTGAAGTTGAAGAAACTATTGAAACTGAAGAACAACCTGCTGAAGAAACCCCTGCTGAAGATTCTGAATTTGCTGCTGATGAAGATAAAGAAGAAGACGTTGAAGAAGAAAGCGATAAAGACGAAGAACCTGAAAAAGAAGAAATCGAAGAAAACGCTAAAAACGAAGACGAAGAAGTTTGTCCTGACTGTGGCAAAAATCCATGCGTTTGCGAAAACGCTTGTAACAAAGAGAAAGAATATTCAGCTAGAATTGCTGAATTAGAAGCTCAAAACGAATCACTTACACAAGAGCTTAATGCTGCTCGTGAAGCATTAAATAAATATACAAGACAAGAAAAATTAGAAATTATTACGAAGTTCTCTACTAAATTAGAGGACAGCGAAGATTTAATCGCTAACCTAACAGAAAAAGTTGACGAATTAACTAAAGAAGAAATCAAAGCTGAATTAGGTTCTGCTTTAATTGAACAAATTGAAGCTGAAGAATTAAACAACGAAACTGAAGAAGTTTCTAGCAATTTCTCATTAAACATTAATGTAAACAATGAAATTGGAAATTCTGCTTGGGATTTAGTTAAACGTCACAAAGCGAATAAATAATTATTTAGGAGGTAAAAATTTATGGCAAAATATTCAATCGTTGAATTAACAAAAGTTGCTAGCCGTAAAACTGGAGAAATCGAAGCTCAATGTGTATTAGCTAAAGAATTCAACGGAGTTTTAGAAAACGGAGCAATCGTTTATATCAACGCTAAAACTGACGAAATCGTTAGTACAAAAACTGCAGATTGCGTAAACGCAAAATATTTACACTTCTCTAATCCTCGTAGATACGAAGATGGAAAAACTGGAATGGAAAATTTCAGATATGAAACAAGCGATAATAAAGTATTACCAAGATTATTCAAATTAACAGCAGGAGATTTATTCATGACTGACTATGACTTCGGAGACACTTTACCAGAAGGAATCGTAGCAGTTGAAAAAAGTTTAATTCCTACAAACGTTTTACCAAACGGAAAAGAAGGAACACTTTACAGAGTAATCGCTTAATAAGGAGGTACACAGAATATGGAAATTAGTAAATTAGTAGAATTAGGAATTGCTGCTGCTACTGGAAACATCCCAGCTGAATATTCAGCATCTGATGTTAACGAAACTTTAAGAGCAGAATTAAAAGCATTCAACAACTATAGCTATTACAGAGCTAACAAAAACGTATTATTCCAATTAATCGAAGAAATCGCTAACGTTGTAGTACCTAAGAAAGTTATCGCACAATTTGGTTCATTCGCTGAAGTTCAATCAGTAAATATCGGAGAAAAAATTGTTTTCAAACAAAGAACAGGTGTAGCACGTGGTAAAAGATTCGTTACTGTAGCTGGAGAATACGGTACTTACAGAACATTCAACATCGATTCTAGAGATATCACTATGAGTCCTAGAGTACATGCTGGAGCTGCAATTCTTGAAATTGGAGATTTCTTAGCTGGACGTGTTGACATGTCTGAATTAATGGATATCATTCTTGAAGGATTATCAGATAGTATTTATACAGAAGTTCAAGGTGCTTTACAAGCTGCTATCAACGCATCAGACAGACCAGCTGCTAACAAAGCTGTAGAAGACGGATTCGAAGCTGCTGCATTCGATAGAATCATCAACACTGTAGCTGCATACGGAGATTCAGTTACTATTTATTGTACTAGAGCATTCGCTACTAGATTATACAATGCACCAGGATGGACATCTACTCCAACATCAAGCTTAAGAGATTTAGAAGATATCAGAGAAATGGGATATGTTGGACGTTACAAAGGTTCTAACGTAGTATTATTAGAACAATCATTTGTTGACGAAACAAACACTGAAAAAACAATCAGTGACCAATACGCTTACATTATGCCAGCTGGAAAAGAAAAACCAGTTAAAATTGGTATCGAAGGTGGAACTTTAATTGACGAAGTTAGATTAGCTGACGGTTCAATGGAAATTTCTGCTCAACACATGTTTGACGTAGCAGTAGTTGCTAACAACTATTGGGGTATTTATCAAGATACAACTCTATAATAAATATCATATAAAC